GAATTAGCTGACAAAATTTGCAACTTAGTCGCTACAACCACTCTTGGAACTAACAAGCTTTGCAAGCTTCATGATGACCTTCCTGACGAAGGAATTATCTATGATTGGCGTTGGCGTTATGAAGATTTTAACCAGAAATACGTTAAAGCAAAAAGTAGACAAGCTGAACTAATGGCAGAAAAACTGCACGAATTGTGCGATGTTCCTACATTCATGGATAGTGATGGAATTGAGCGCGTTGATAGCGGGCGCGTAGCTCTTCAACGGCTAAAGGTTGATACTGTGAAATGGGAGGCCTCTAAGCTTGCTCCTAAAATATATGGCGAGCGCAAGCAAGAAGAGCAATCAAATCCTCAGGAAACGCTATCTAAAATACAAGCATTAGTTGCTGATTTAAATAAGACGAATGAAAGTGAAATATAAATGTGTGAGCAAGATTACATTAAATGGATAGATAAAGCGCTTCGTCTTAAAACAGAGAAAGGTTTCAAGCTATCTATGATTAGGTTGCAGGATGCTATGAAAAAATATGTTACTGAAGTTGATGGGGCATGCAATATGGTTGAGAGTTATCACCAATCTTCTTTATCTTATTTATTGCATCTTCATAGTGGACAAGACCTTAAAAATATTGAAATATGAAATCCTCGGCATTGACAGTGAAATGCAATGATTTGTAAGCAAAGTTTCACATTGGAATAACCGGTTGCCTGGATGTGAAAAACCTTACGAACATGAGTGGTAACGGCAGCTCATAAAAGGTGCAATTCCTTTAGGATTTCGCTATATTTAGGTGTTTATGAATGACCAACAACACGCTCAACTAATCTCTGATTTACAGTCAAGCTTCTTTCTTTTCGTCCGTACATTCTATCCAATATTGACAGGTCGTAATTTCATTATATCCCAACCGGACGGCCGAGAGTCCCATGTAGTGACTGTTTGCCGGGAATTGGTTAAATGCGCAAAGCTCGAAACATTGCGCTTGGTTACCAACATCCCCCCCGGCCACGGCAAGTCAACGCTCCTCTCGTTCTGGATAGCGTGGTGTATGGCTAGATACCCAGATAGCCGGTTTTTGTATATTAGCTATGCTGCTACATTGGCGGCTACGCATACTGATACAGTTCGTCGCATAATGATGTGTAAAGAATATAGGGAGTTATTTGGTGTCGAACTCAGGGCTGATAGCAAGGCTAAAGATTTTTTTCAAACAACCGCGGGGGGAGCTGTTGGAGCGTTTGGGTCTGCTGGCGCTATTACTGGCCGTGATGCTGGGCTTCCTGGTCTGGACAGGTTCAGTGGGGCGCTCATTCTAGACGATCCCCACAAGCCCGATGAGGTTTTCAGCGACACCATGCGTGAAAAAGTAATCCAAAATTACCGAGACACTATCCAGCAGCGCGCACGCGGAATAAATGTACCTTTCATAATGATTGGTCAACGACTTCATGAGGCTGACTTGGCGGCCTATCTATTAAACGGTGAAGATGGCCATGAATGGCGACGCGTCATCCTAAAATCTATCGATGAAGCAGGCAACGCCCTCTATCCAGAGGCCTTCCCCTTATCTATGCTGCGCATCAGACAAGAGCGCGACATTTACGTATTCTCCGCCCAGCATCAACAAGACCCGCAGCCAGCCGGGGGCGCCGTATTCAAGAAAGACTGGTTTGTTATCCTGGATGATGAGCCAGAGATTACATTCACATTCATTACGGCAGATACCGCAGAAACAGATAAGGACTATAACGACGCATCCGCGTTTAGCTTCTGGGGTCTGTATGAAATAGAAACGTTCGGCCGCAAGACCGGTGAATACGGCCTTCATTGGCTGGACTGCCTCGAAACCAGGGTCGAACCAAAAGACCTAAAAGATACCTTTATCGACTTTTGGTCAGACTGTATGCGGCACAAGGTATCACCTTTGCTAGCAGCTATCGAAAAGAAGTCTACCGGAACAACGCTTCTCTCAGTCCTGCAAGATGTCCGCGGCATTCAGATAAGAGACATACCGCGCAATCGGTCAAGCGGTAGTAAGACAGCTAGATTCTTAGAATGCCAGCCCCATATAGCTGCCAGGAAGATTAGTTTTACAGCCGGCGCTCGTCATGTTGAGACATGCTTAAACCACATGACTAAAATAACAGCAAATGAATCACATCGTCACGATGATATTTGCGATACAGCCGCTGACGCTATCCGCATTGCGCTTATTGACAAAACATTAATACATGCAAATAATGGAAAAACAGATTATAATCAACTTGCTAAAACCATCACCTCAAGTCAAAATAAGATTGACCGCCTAAGGCAGGCTGCCTATCGTAGTTAAAACTCTGTGAGGATACACAGTGAAGACAGTTGCCAAACGATACCAAGATGACTTAACCAAGATTAAGAACCGTGTTAAAAACGCGCACGAGTACTTTAAACAGAATTACGATCGCTACAACGAATTTATTCGCTTTGTATTCGAATCAAACCTAACTTCCGACGACATTACTTTATTGCAAACACGCAATATGCCTCAACTGGAGTTCAATACCTTAGCCAGCCGGGTTGCGCGCCTACTTGGTGAATTCAGCAAACAAGAGCCAGATATCATGGTCACGGCTGATGATGAAGACAAAGTTGACTGGATGACACTGAAAGTTGTCGAGCAACATCTTCGCCACGTTCTGCTGGACATTGACAATCATCATACTCGCTACCAAGTTATGAAAGACTTGCTGGGAGGCGGGTTTAGCGTACTCAAAGTATATACAGACTATGCTAACCCGATGTCGATGGACCAAGTCATCAAGATGGAAAGGGCCGAGCCTACGCTGTGCGTATTTGATAAGGTTGCTCGCTTTAGTCACAAAGGTGATGGCATGTTCTGCGCTGAATTATTTCCTAAGACGAAGGAAGATTTTCAGGCCGAGTATCCGGATGTTCCAGTAAATACCATGAGCTTTCGCCGTGACTTTGCCGGATTCAATTGGTCTTATTTAAATGACAATAGCGAAATTGTCGTTGTTGGCGATTATTACGAAAAGAAAAAGCAGGAGCGCACCATCGTCAAGGTCCGTGATGGCAAGACGATGACCATCGAAGACTATCATAAGATGGTTGATGAATGGGATGACATTACTGTTCCGCCTTCGATCGTAGGCAAGCCACGAAAAACACTGATTGATAAAATCATGCGTTATCGCGTCATTGAAAGCCAAGTACTGGAGCACGAAGAAACTGATTATTCGATGCTGCCGTTGGTGTTTGTTGATGGCTCATCCATGATGGTCAAGACGCCAAAGAATGGCAATATTCGCCAAGTTTGTGTGCCGTACGTTTATCATGCGAAGGGCGCGCAACGCCTGAAGAACTTTGCTGGGTGTTCATTGGCCAATGAGATTGAAAACTCCACGCAAGCAAAACTCAAAGTAGCTAAAGAAGCGCTGCCAAAAGAAGAAGAATTCCTCCAGGCATACAAAGACCCACAGAAAGCTAATATCTATGTATTCAATTCGGTTCATGAATCAAATCCGGAAATGCCCATCAATAATCCAATCAGTGAAGTTGCCAAAGTACCGGCTCCTCCTGAGATTATGCAGGCGTTCAGTGGTGCGGACAGCCTAATGGAACAGATATTAGGGAGCTATGATGCGAGTCTTGGAATTAATAATAATCAACTTTCAGGCGTCGCTATTGTGGAGGGTGCTACACAATCTAATAGTGCTGCTATGCCTTATGTTGTTGGTTTTATGCAAGGTCTACAAAGAGCCAGTCAGCTTTATGTTGATTTGTTGCCTAAGTATTATACTACTCCACGAACTATACCGATAATGGATGAAGAAGGTAAGCGTAACTTCGTTAAGATTAATCAAGAGGACGGGATGCCGTTTGACTTTGATACGAACGCATTGAATGTTGTTGTTAAGGCCGGTGCTTCGTTCCAGATTCAGAAATCTAGAACGATTAATATGGTCAAAGAATTGCAGGCCATGAACCCTATATTTGCACAATTCATGGGTGAGAAAGGTATTAACTTCTTGCTAGAGAACGTTGAAGGCAAGGGCGTTGAGCAATTGAAATCCATGGTTGATGAATGGCAGAAACAACAAGAGCAAATGAAGCAGCAAGCTATGCAGAATCAGCAGCAGGAAATGCAAAACAATCCTGCTATGATGAAGATGAAGCTTGAGTCTCAGAAACTAATGCAGGATGGCGTCAAAGATAAGGCGCAGCATGT